TAATGCTAATTTAAAAGCGTCTCCACCTGTATCAAAATCATGCACTCCATCTAATAATTCTTTTTTAAATGAATTACATATTGCTTGTGTTATTGCCATAATTAATCTCCTTTAATATTTACGGTGATGGTGACGGTACTTTAACTCGTGGCACACCATCATCAAATTCTGCACGTCTTCTTCTACCCATTTGTTGAAGAGCAAACGCTTGTATCTCTTCATTATACTTGCCTTTATAAAGATTGTACATATCCATAGGCCCCTTAAGATAAGAGAAAGCTTCTGTTAAAACTCCATGTAGTAACAATGATTCTTGGTAAGTTGATAAATAAGTTGTAGTTGAGTTGTCAAAGTGAGGTGGGTCAATAATGTAATTAAGTTGAACTCCATAAGCAATGTCAGGAGTCGGTGCAACTACAATTGAAGCATCATCCCAATTTGCATAATATTTAGGTTGTCCTGTTGCCCCAGAACTATTGTATTCAGAAATAAAACTTGTGTCCCTTTTTTCCATAAAAGTTCTAGCACTTGTAATTGTATTATCAGCAAAAACTTGTAAAGATCTTATTACCAAAAAATCAGAGGGAGTAACTAAATATCTTTTATTAGCTGTAAATGAAGAAGTAGCGTATTTTCTAACATCATCATAATCAACTTGCCCTGCAATATCGAGTTCAGTATTTCTTATAAATTGATCTATTAAAGTATCAGATAGTACATTTGAATCTACTTCAGTGTAGTTTCTTACTTGTGTTAAAAAATTAGAATAAGTTATTGCCATTATGATATTACCACTGTTACGGTACCAACCCTTGTTCCAACTTGTCTTTTGTTATTTTCTTCAAGAGGAGTTGTAGAAGGTTGCATTCCATTTGATGTAAATTGACCATCCCAATATTGAGGATCTAAATAAACTGTTACTGGTGCTGATCTTTGTGGTCTTGCATTCCACAATGCTTGAGGATCCGCCATATGTGGCTTTGGATCTAGTTGAGGATGTTTAGCTTCAAATTCAGATGTGTGTACCCAAGAACCGTTCCATTCTTTTACCATTTCTCTATAAGGGAAAGCTTGGCCTGATCTATCAGATATGGATTGCGAGTATTTACCTTTTGCGTACGCCATTATGATCCTTGTGGGTAATAAACATTAGGAGTGATGTAAACAGATGTTCTCTGTCCATCTTCTTCCAATGCTCTTTTTAATTCATCTTCGTATAATAATTTTAATGCTTGTATTCTATCAGGTGCAATCTTTTGTGATAAGTAGAAAGCTAATCCAGATACCATACATGGAAAGAATCTAAACGGCATATCTGAAGTATTAGTATATGCACCTACATCTTCGATTCTTGCAAGATAGTAATAGAATATATTCGTCACGGCGCTCGTATCAGGAGCCAGATATAAACTTATAGTTGGTGTAATCTGTCTATTCACATAATACTGTGAAGGTGTACCTGATTGTGTTTTATCAGGAATTGCAATGTATTCAGATCTAGATACTTTCGTTAAAGTTTGTTGATTACCACCTGTTGTAGTAACAACAGCTTCAAGCACATCGTTACAATCACTTGGTGTATTGTAGGTTACCTGACCGTTAACTAATGTTGTAGTTTCTGATTTTACTTTCCAAAGATTGATACCTCTGTTACCCCATTCAGAAAATAAAAGATTTAAACTTCTTCTAGCAGAACGAATATCATTACCAGAATTAGTTCTTACGCCACATCTTTCGTAAGCCTCTTCGATAACCTCATCAATAGTGATGTTAAAACTTGTAGTTCCTGATGTAGCCATTTCATCCTTACGCTAAGATTGCTTTTTTTAAATGTCCTGGTAAATTCTTTTGACCACCCACTAATTTTCCTGTTTTAGCACCTAGCATTCCAGTTGTTTTGTAGTTTTTCTTTCCACCACCCATCATGCCACCTGATGCTCTACTTTTTACTCCAGGTTTGCCTTTCATGTTCTTTTTAATATCATCAGAAAGTCTTTTTGTTTTTCCTTCAATACCTTCCATTTTTATTTTTTTAACATAATCCGCTAATTTATCTTTTTTCATGCTACCCATTATTTTACTCCTTCAAATTTTCCTCCCTTAACAGCGATACCCATACCACCGCAAGAGAAATTGGTTATTCTATTTTTAGCCACAGCTTTTGCAGCCTTATCCTGTTTGTCTTCTTTGACAGAATTCGTTGCTTTTTTTAGTGCCTCTAAATAGGCTTTGTATTCAGTTGCTTCTTCCATTATGTATCTATCATACCACCGTAATACAATTTAGTAAATGCACCTTTAGATGCAAAAGTGCTTACATTTGTAGGTTTACCACCTACACCTTGAGATTTACTTCTTTTCCTCGCAACAGCAGAACGCTTTTCTGAGTCTGTCATTCGGGCTGCTTTTGCAGCAGGCACGCATTTGGGGTATTTTCTTTTTGATCCACTTGCAGATTTTCTTCCACATTCTTTGTATCCTCCTCCTGGTTTCTTAGAACCAATATCTACCCATTTTTCATCGAACCACTTTTTAAGGCTCATTTCAATAGGTCACCGTAATAGTTTGAATAACTGTCGTTTGATAGTTGAATATCACCTGAGTCATGTTTAATAAATTTACCCTGATATGCAGATACTACTTTATTCTTTTTATATTTTTTGTATTTTAAATATTCTTCTCCAGGGATCTCTGGCATCTTACCGCCTGGCATAGGACCTGTTTTATTTTTTCCTTTAACGTTAGTTGTTTGTTCGTCAAAGTATTTACCCTTGTTTGCCTTCTTAGGCCCCCAATCTTTTCTTTTTGTACCTGATGGATCTTTTATTTTACCCGCACAAATTTTACTAGCGTATGCATTCGCATATGCTGACGGATAAACTTTAAATTTTCTTTTTGCGGCCGCTTTGCCTCTAGCACATAGTTTTGTCATGCTGTTTAAGCCTCTTTCTGTTGTACAACTTCTTAGATTGTACCACTCTTGGTTTAAACAGTAAATGTCCTAGAGAGAGGATTCTTTTTATTGGATTTTTTTTCTTTATAGACTTTTCCATGTGTTTTTGCGATTACTTTGTCTAATTTTTTCTTATCTGATGAACCTAAACCTGGTTCTAATTGTCTAGCCATTTGTGCTCTTGTTATTGCCATTATACTAAATCCTTTGCCTTTCCTATTATGGGTTTATATTTAGTTTTACCTTCTACTCTGTGCGCTAGTAAAAATTGTTCACGTCTTCCTTCAGGTATCCAACTACAGTGGATCCATCCGCTGTTTGGTTCTCCAGGCGTGTAGTACTCGAGGATCAATTGATCTGTCTCAAGGTTCTTTTTAATCCAATCAGCTACCTCAGCATTATCTACTCCGATACATTCGAAGTCTGCGGCCTCAGCTTTTGCATGCTGGCTGTTCCGACTCGATCCTATAGCAAGACACAAATCCTCTGAACGAAATCCGCTTGTCACCTTAACTCTGCCAAAATGATCTCGTACTGGCTGTAAGATATTTTCACATAAAGCTTTTAACTTTTCTATTTGACCTGAACTAGGATTGTTATTTATACCTTTACGGATTGCTGTATCCGATTTAATTAATTCTTGTAGATTGAAATTACGAGAAAGGTTCATTATTTTGATTCTATAACTATCTTATCAATACTTTCACTGCCGTCAATATTTATTGACATGTATGCTTCAACTTCACCACACATAAGTTGTTTATTATCCATATTCATATTACGCGTTGCTTCACGTTTCATCTTTAAACATGTCCCCATAGATTCTTGAACTCTGTGTTCAACAAGTTGACCATTTAAGAATAAGCATAAAGCTATTACTACTTTTGTCATTAATGTGCTCCGTTGCCATTACTAAATTTAATATCTCTTGTTGAATCTTTCAATTTCTCTATGTCTTTTTTTAATTTTTCTATTTCTTTTTCATGAGCTTTTAACATCACCCCTGTATGAACATTATCTTCTAACTGTTTTTGCATTTTCTCAATTTGAGTTGCTTGCCATTCGAGAATCATGAACTGCTCTTGGTCTATGGGTTTTTGAACCGATGCTTCCAATAAGTCTTTTTCAAACAATTGATTCTTCGTTTCTAATTGATTTAATCTTTCGATTACGCCAAATGCAAACCATGCACCAATCACGATTGCTCCAATCAGACCAATTAAGTTACGTAATGGAAGACCGATTGAAGTGTTTTCTGAAATTTTTACTGACATGATAGACACTCATCAGAACCAGAATCTAATTCAGCTAATGCCTCCTCTTTACAATCTTGACTACAAAATTGATCCAATTCGTCTTTTGGTTGAAACTCTTTTTTACACTGATTACACTTCTTCATCTCTTTTTACCTTTTTTCTTTTTGAATATTATACTATCAATCTTCACAAAGATCGCATCTATAGCTCCTAAAAATTTGTACATAAACCTATCAAACATTATATTTTTTGTAATCTAGGATCGTTTGATAAAATATTCTTTTCAGCTTTAGGTCTTGCGATAGAATCTTTGCTTCTCTTTCTTAATTGAGCTAAAGCAGATTCTTTTTTCCTTTTTTCGTCAAATTCTTTTTTTAAGTCTCTTAATAAATTCATAATTAATCTTC